AATATTACCTGAGATGGTGCTAATCCTGTCAATTAACAGACTATTAGTTCCATTCTGTGTAAAGATGTCATTAGGTCTGATGTCCAAGGTAAAGTTAGACTGTGTACCAGTCAATGTACCAGTAGCACCACCAGAACTAAGATTGAAGTTTGTACCAACAATTACAACTTGAGCATCAGTTAGAAGGTCACCTGCAAATCTAATATTATTTGTATCTGGATCTCTACCGATCATTGAACGAGCATCTGTAACTTCAAACGAGAAGTGATCGTTTAGAGTACCGATTTCAATACCATCACGCTCAAGTATCTCCCCATTTCGGAATGTACCATAAACCTGATAAACATTGAAGATTTGTCCGCCACTAACATCGCCTTCAACAAATGCTTTTGCTTTAGAAGTACGTCCTCTGATAACGTGACCTTGAGTAAGTGTAACGGCAGCATCGGTCTTGAAGATTGTTAGAGGTTGTAGATCGAAAATGTATGCCTTGAAAACTGTGTTAGTTGAGTTAACAGTAGTACCACTATGATATTCGTATGCAGCGATACGACCAAGTGCAACAATCTGTCCTTGACTAGAGAGGTTACCATTCTGGAATTGATCTCTAAACTCAATAACCTGATAGTTAGCAGTAATATTGTTACCGTTGATGATAGGTGATCCCTTCACATTACTCATCAACATATACTGACCCAACTCAAACGGAATGATTGAGTTCTGTAAAGCAAGAGTATCTCTTGGTTTTGCTAAGTCAATGAATGTAGGAACAAGAGTCTCAGACTCAAAACCTCTAACGTATGCCTTACCAGGTCCAATCTCAACAGCATAGTGTGCAGAAGATGCTCCAAGTCCTGCAGGTGAATTCTCACCAGGGAGATAAACACCACCGTTAGAACCATCGTTCAAGTGTTCTCTAACACGAACATCGTAATCACGAACAGTATAGTCACCTGATTCGTCAAAGGTTCTTCTAGCAAGTTCTTTTTCTAATTCATTATATGCAGTTCTCTCAACAAATGACTCAACTTGAGATTTGTTAATTCTTAAAAGTTCGATGAAGTTCTTGTCGGTGTCATCATCAATAACCTTCTTGACGAGGGAAGTCCTGATTCTAAACCTATGAGCACCAGGAGCAGAGTAGTTAGACGTACCAGTTGCATTGTCATTTAGACTAGGATCATCTTCAGGAGTAACAATAGATTCAAAAATTTCTAGACCGATTCTATATGAAGGGTTGTTTGTATATTGATCTAGAATAATAGTTTGAGCATTAACATCTACAAAGTGTCCTCTAATAAAATAGACACCTTGTGCTATCGCTGCAGTAGAACCTACAGCAGTAGAGTTAGTTGGAAGTAACTGTGCAAAAGGAGTTCCGATCTCAATTAGAGATGAACCGAAAGTAATTTCTGAAGCACAGATCAACTGCTCGTTATTTACAAATTGTCTGGTGTCACTATCTTCACCACCAGATGTCAAATACTTAACGTATAAAGTGATATAACCACGCTCTGATTCAGTAGAAGAAATACTGAATAAAACTTTTGCCTTGATACCAGTTGTCAAACCTTCGACAATAGTACCTGTAATCTGATCTCTATATTGTTCAACATCAGCACCCAAGAATGACCCCTGCAGGATAACTGCTTTGGCGTCGAGGTCGTAACCAATCTGACCAGGGATGACCATACTGCCATCCTTGAACATATGTGTACCAAACGATTCAACCTGATTTTGCATCAGAGATTGAAGCGTCGTCAGTTCACGAGCTTGGATAGGATACCCAGGGCGGAATAGCACTCGGTAGAAATTATTCGCCTTATCGAAATCGTCGAAATAAGGGGCGATATTCAGATTGGTATTCTGAGGCATTGTTTTAGAACTCTACTACGATCTTGATGTCTTCAATTTGGTCGCCTGCACGAGAGATTGCTCTCCTATTGTCTATGTAGATCACTTTTCCAGAGTCTTTTTTCACTTCGGGTTTGGCGTAACCAGATGTGAATGACATACCTAGGTCATACTCAGTGTTGTTAATAACACGAGTCGCTTCACCAGGAACAATAGGGAAGTTAATATCAGGGTCGGCAGAAGTACCAGAACCTGAACCAACAACAGTGTTACCACCGTCAAAGACTGTTTTATTACCAGAGATCTCAGGGAAGATACCATCGACTCTGTTTTGGTAATACTTCAGAACCTTTGTTGTGGAGTTCCAAGACACAACTCGTCCTCTAGCAGTCACTTGCTGACCACCAACAGTACGAGTTTGAGTAATAATTTCGTCAGTATTAAATGAACCTGTGAAATCGGGCGAGAAAATCACAGCGTTAGTAGCAGACAAAGTAATAGCGTCTGCCAATTCTTCAGTTCCAAACTTCAGAGGGTTGAGAACCAAACCGATACGACGGTAATCGTTGTCAGTTGGGAAATCTCCAGAACCTTCATCGTATGTGAACTTGGTGTTGATCATTACACGGAATCCACCTAACTCAATTTGTGGACCTGAACCGTGTCCACCTTTAGGAGGAATGATCACATCGATAGCACCACCAGATCCAGTACCAGAACCGATACCGTTGATCTCGTCAATAATAACTTTACCGAAGGAGTAGTTTGCACCACCAGAAGTTACAGTAGCAGAGACGATACGACCACCGTCAACCACAACAGATATTCTTCCACCAGTACCATCACCCTTGATGGGGATGTTTTCATATGTACCGTTGTTGTATCCAGAACCTGCAGATTGGATAACAACAGTGTCAATCTCACCACCCACAGCATCAGATACCACAGCAGTATCAACCAACACAGGCATATAGTCGCCTGAGAAGAACTTTAGAACCTGTCCAACAGGAATTGTGTACATATACTTCCAACGATAACCATCAGCAGTAGTGATAATTGAAGTCGAAGTACCTGTAGGTTCAACCGTAGAAGGTTTTCCGTTCGGGTCAGAGGGGGATGTACCATTGTAAATGCATTTATAAGTTTGATACGATGAGTTAACAACGTAAAAATCAGCGTCGTACAGTTTAGTAGCACCAGAAGATGCAGTTTTACTGGAACTATAATCGTGACGATACATATCGTACACATAACCCAAACCACCAGTGGTTTGTTCGGGTGGGATCCAGTCAATACGACGAATAACCTGAACAGCGTCGTTCGCAAGAACACGCTTCATCGAGATCATATCATCGAAGGAGTCAGAAAATTCCTGAAAAGAATCTACAGGAGTCGGAGGGTTGTTCTCGTTATCCCATTCTTGAGGACGTCCAATGTACACATATAGACGATCCCTATTTACACCAGCCGCGATGTCTGACTGATTTTTGTCAGGACCTTCCAGTGATTTGATGAATTTTTCCGCAGTAAAAATTCTAAATTGGTCAGTAAGTAGTGCCATTGGACAATTTCTACCTTCTCTTTATTTATGAGGGTTTTAGTCGGGTTCGTTTCTGAGGTATGAGAGATACTCAATTCTCAGTGGTGTGCCCACTGTTCCTGTCGAACCGCCAGTAACAGTTTCGTTGTTATTCCAAAGGAAGTTGCCTGAATTACCTACTACATTTTCAACTATCAATATCTTGGTCGCATTGTCCCAAGACTTCACAGTAGCAGTAATACCAGTAATGGATCCTGTAACAGTTTCTGAAACTGTAAAGTTTCCATTCTCAGGATTGGTACTACGCATTTGGAATTGCACCAAGGCAGGATGCACATCACCATCTCCAAGTTCTCCTGCTAGAGACACTGTGGGAGATAGTGGAGGATTGGAACCATCAGTCATTTGATCTCCAATCGCAAACAAAGTGGTATTAGTACCACCAACAGTTTCTTCAATACCATAAAGTGAAGAAGAAATTCCACCGTCAAGGTTGATCTCTCCTTCAAAGTCAGTATTAGTATTTACCAAATCAGGTATGCCATCACCTGCACCACTTGCTTCATCATCATCTTCAAACGCTTTATCTTGAATGAAACTAATAGGAACAGTCAAGGTTATGATCTGTGCATCAGCAAGATCAATTAGTACGTGAGGTTCAACACCAGTTGCAGATGCTGAAGCAACACCACCAGAAAAGTCAATAACCTGTGACTTAACTTGTGACGATCCACCATCAATAAATGCAAGTTCGTCAACCTCAAACACGAGGAAGAGTGCCCTTTGTGATGGGATCCAGTCATACACTCTAGCAATCTTATTACTAGAACTTTCTGTAGTTCTAATAACTCTGTCTCCAACGTTAAAGTTATAACCCGAGACACCATTTACGTCTGCTAGAGAATCAACAGTTACCTTTTGATCATATCGGAAATTGAGAGCACGGTCGCAACCAGTGAAGGAGGTAAGTGTTTTACCCGTATATCGGATAACTTCTCGACCGATAAGAATTTTGCCTGAACCAGGATAAGGAGCAGTTGTTTGTACATAAATGGTTTGATCATTCTCGTCTACGTCTGCAAGTAGACCAGATATGTTATAGAGATTAGAGTTAAATGATTGACGGTTTCTTGACTCTTTAGTCAAGTCAGTGTTTCTTGTGAACAAGACAGAGGGTGCAGACGAGTATCCACCACCAGGGTTGATAACATCGATTGATGTAATAGAACCTAGATCAATATTTGCTTTCGCAACAGAACCAGATCCACCACCACCGTTAAGTAGGATAGTAGGTGCAGTTTCGTAAAACTCACCAACGTTGGAGACGTCGATAGATTTGACAACGCCAAATTCATCCACCTCAGCAACGCCAGTTGCACCTTGCCCCCCGCCACCAGAGACAACTAAGTTGATGTCTCCCAACTCATAGTTTGATCCTTGGTTTTCCAAAGACAAACCAGTAACAAGACCAACAACAGGACGAAGTTCAGCACCAGATCCACCACCACCTTTTACTTCGGCAGTCGTGGGAGATGAGTAGTATTCATCACCGTTAGACAAAACTTGTATGTATTGAATAGAACCTGCAGGAGCAATGATAGTACCATCAGGTGCAAGTTCATCCTGTTCATACAAGATTGCCTTAGCAACTGCACCGTGACCGTCTCCTTCTGTTTCTAATTCAATTCTGAATGGATCGTACCCTTCGCCAGGATCCAAAACTCGTACAGAAGCAATTTGACCGTTACTAATGATAGGTTGCAATACTGCTTCTCTAATTGGGGTACCACAGTTACCGACTTTGAGTTGTGGAGGATCGGATGAGTTGTATCCGTTTCCACCATCTATTACATAAACCTCTCTTACTCCGAATATAGAGTTAAAGATAGGTTCAATAATCGCTCCACTTCCAGGTACTGTTCTTGGCATTTAATTACCTTATATCGAGGGTTCCAATCATTCCACTATGAATGGTGCACTGATAATAAAGAGTGTTAGGTGCATCCATCGGTACGGTGAATGTTTGGATTCCTGTGTTGGAACCACTAACACCAGTTGTGTATGTAGAACCACCAGATGAAGTTCTGATTGCTAGTGGGTGTGCACCCCCTGCTTGGTTGTGGAAGTCATATGTAAATCCACGATAGAGAACCAAAGTAGCATCAGCAGCACCACCTGAAGGCAATCCTGGTCCGTTTACTGTGTAACTGGAAGATCCAACTGCAGTAAATCTGAACAAGATTGTAGGTGAAGGTTTATGTACCGTGCCCGATGTACCTGCACCCTTGATGATTGATGATCCAACAGGAGCACTGTTGACCTGTGACTGGAATCCACCACCAACTTCAGTAAAGTTAGTACCATCATTTGCAACTTCAAGTTCACCATTGGTACCAATCTTCATTCTCTTAGTACCGATCTTGATCTCAGAAGATGCAGGAAGTTCTAAGTTATTAGATCCGTCAAATTTTATCTTCTTAGTTCCGCCAGATCCGAAACGAATTTCTGCAGTGTCTGGGACTTCAAGGTTACCAGATCCATCAAACTTGATTGACTTAGCAGCATCGCCACCAAAACGAATGTCAGTACCAACAGCAAGGTCCAAATTACCGCTACCGTCCATAGCAATGACCTTCGTAGAGCCACTATCACCAAAACGAATAGAAGAGTTTGAAGGAAGTTCAAGTGTTCCATCATCATCGAATTTAAGTTCTTTACCTGCAGCAAACTTCAGTGACTGACCACCGAGTTCGATGTTTCCACCTTCATCCTCAGATACCACACGGTTATATGATGTGATCTTAACAGCACTTGAAACCGATAGTTCTTGTGATTGGTTAGCACCTACAGCAGTTGTTGTTATATATCCACGTGCTCCACCGTTTTCAGCAGTGAATGAGTTGAAGGTAACCGTCGCTTTAGCACCAGTGGCATCTTCGATCTCTAACTTAGTGTCTCCTTTCATCGCTGAGAACCTAGTTCTAAACGCCTCTTCCTGTGTAGAATCTTCGGAAGCGAGTTTAGATGCAATAGTACGGGTAGCACCAGTGTCAATACTATTAACAGTGTGCTCCTTTCTCTTTCTGCGACTGATTTCTTGTGTTACTGAGTCAGTAGAGATACCTGTGTCACCCATCCAAAGGGTAGATTCATCAAGGTATAAGTCTCTGAACTTCAGTGAGGGTGAACCCAGATCGTATGTTGCATCTGAGTTAGGAAGGAAATGTGTGTCGATAACAACGTTACCCGATCCGTTGTTTGACAAATTAGTAATAGAAGAACCACCGCCTCCACCACCTTGTAGATCATCCCCTGCTTGCCAACGAGCGTTTGCCTCGTTCCACTTCAGAACTTGACCGTTACTGACACCGCTAACATCAATATCGGTAAGATTAGAAACAGAAAGTTGACCTTCAGTGAATACTGAACCATTCCATTTTAGAACCTGATTAGTTGACGGACTCCCGACACTAATTTGTAGGTTTGTGTTGTCTCCCAGAAAGGTATATAACTCGTTAATAACGTTATTGAGTTTAATAGCACCATCTCTTAGGGTATCACCAGTGCCGTCATTTGCTGACACACCAATGTTAAGATTTTGCTTAGCCATAGCGGTGGGGTTTTTCTACAGTTTTATTTATGTGAGGTCGAACTCATAATTGGTTTGGTCAAATCTTATAGTGTTCGTTGTGAAACCAGGATTGTTATTATCCCTGTCAAACGGAACGGAAGTCATATCATAACGTCCAACGGTACTATCCCATTTCAAAACACCTGATGTATCTTCGCCACTGGTACCACCAGTAACGGTTAGGATAGCAAGGTTAGATGATAGAGGAGAGTTCTGTGCTTGTTGAGGTTCACCAATGGGACCTGTTAGCACTACTCTATATCTATATCCAGTCATAAAAGATAGTGCGACAATCTGATAAGTTGAAGATGTTGCACCAGTGATATTGGACCAAGCAAAACCACCATCAGTGGAGACCTGCCACTGGTAGTTAATAGTTCCTGCTTGTGGTTGAACCTCTGCTAGAACAGAGAACGTTTGAGTTCCACCGTTAGCAATGGTTGCATTCGTTGGTTGGTTACTGATCACGAGAGATGGTGGGTCTGGTTCATCTCCACCACCTTGGTCTCCACCACCACCTGATTGCTGCTCCTGTTGAATACCTTGGTTGGCAGGAACATTTACCTGTTCTTTTGAAACAAGTCCAAAGATGAATGGAAACTTAGGTTCATAACTCATATCTGCAATCACAGTACCGACTGCATTATTTGCCATACCTGAATGGTTTTGGCAATAATAATATAGATTTGCAGGAGCATCTTGAGGAACTGTAATTATAGTCCTAGCACCTGCCTGACCTGGAGTTCCTTCATAAGTTACTCCGTCAGTGTATTCGGTTCCCAGATTCCAAGGTCCGTTTAGGGTTGCTGAGAGTCGAAGATTGTGTGTGGCGTTTGAAGAGTCACTTTGATCAAATATGTAAGTAGAACCCTTGGTAAGAGTTATGTCAGGATATAAAACGCCATCAAGTCTGTATTTGTTGCCATCATCTTCTGCTGAGACGGTGACAACGAAAGTTCTATTATCAGAAAGATCATCGTGAATCGACATAAAGTACGCAAACGTACCAGATGGGTATTCAGGAGTGTGACAGAAACGCCCATTATATGCGTCTAGATGTCTTCCAGTTGTATCTGCATTGTATTCATAGTCTTGAATAAATGCACCTTTTGGATATGTTGAATCGTATGCAGGTCTATTAACAGCGATATTATCACGCATCTGATAACCCGTAACCATAATCTTTACTTGTGAAAGATTGTTTGTCGGATCGTCATAACCATATGGTCCATAGATGGGGTATCCATCAAAGCAAAAACCGATGATCTTAGAATGACCATCAGGATGACGCATATTGTCACCTTGATATTGTGTTGAACCGTAGTAATCGTTGTAACCTGACATTACCTGATTCGCTTTCCAACAATTCAGGAGATGTGAATCACGGTAATGATATTGTCCAGTTGTCTCAGGATAACCACCACAGTTGTCCTCACCAAAGTCAATAGCAGTATTCGTTGCTGACGCAACCCAGTTGAAACCTTGTGGAGGTGTACCCTCTGATCCACCTGAAGGATTGTAGATAGCAACGCCGTTAGCACTAAGACCAACGATACCTACAGGTAATGTACCTGATGTTGTTGTATTATCTCCACCCCTGTATGTAAAGTTATGAGAGAAAGTATATGATGTAATCGTATTTGAGTTATCAGCATTCGGGAAGGTACCAGGAACTACAGGAGTTGGAAGACCATTTCCCGTGATTGTCAGTATTTCAGTTACTGCGTTGTAACTTCCGTTTGCTGCCATTAGTCGATTTCCGTAAGGTTATATTCACAGATCATCGCAAAAGTTTGTTTCTTCAAGCGTTCGAGAAACACTTGTTCATCAGCAGGTCTCGCAGGAGAACCTGGCCACATCTTGATCGAGTAAGTAAGGTGATCGTAGAATGCACGAAGTTCGTGGATTCCCATCCTCCACTCACAATAGAATTCATTATCTTCCATTATTTAGTTGTCATCGAAGATCTGATCAGGAGTGAAGTTATCCACTGTAGTTGCTCCAATGTTGATTGTAAGAACTGCAGAGTTGGATAATGTTGGTGTTGCACCCGCTGCGGTAAGACCACATCTGAATTCATCACCACCGTCTGCCTGAGTTGTGTCTGGCGTTGTGTATGTTGGGGAAGTAGCACCGTTGATGTTATTCCAGTCACTTTCACCGTAGTTCTTCTTCTGCCACTGATAGGTGATTGTGCCACCGACAGGGTTAGTAGAAGCGACCACTGTGAATGATGCAGTATCTCCTTGGTTAACAGTTGTGTTAACAGGTTGAGATTCAATGACAATCGCCTGCTCACCCTGTGCCTGAGATTCACCTGGGGGAACGTAGTTTGGATCGTAGATGTCAATACCACCGTTGACTCCAACACCAGAAGGTGCGAAGAAACTATCAGGAACGGTAGTGTTCACGTTGATGGTTGGTTGTACATAACCCTGTCCTGCGTTCTTCACGTCGATGCGTGCTAGACCCACAAGTGCCTTGATGCGTGCACCAAAACCTGAGGAGGAGATCACGTCAATGTTAGGACGTGAAGTATAACCATCACCAGAGTTTGTAAGGATTGCTTCGATAACGCGACCCTTCTCGATGTTCGCGAGAGCAGATCCGTTACGTCCCTTAACAGCACCCGAGTATTCGAATGTGATAAGTGAGTTAGAAGATTCAATTAGAGCAACCTCTCTAGTCTCGTCCTCACCCTCAATCTGTAGAATGTCACCTGATTCAATAGGTGGTACAACTGTTGCTGCGATAACGTCAACGTCAGAACCAATGTATGAGAAGGCAACGAAGGTTGAACCTGCACGAGGTACTTCAGAGAAGATGATTCTAGAACCAACGATCTCGAAACCAATTCCAGGTTCCTGAATAACACCGTTCAACTGACAGATGATGTTGTTCTCAGGAAGAATGGTGTTGGATTGTACACCATCAGTCAGTGTAAGTGAGTAGAACACACCACCAAGTTTCAAGTTGAAGGAGTTTCTCAAGGAGTCGAAGTCGAATGAGATGTCATCCAACTGTCTCAATTTACCAACGTACACGCCGTGGAATGTAGATCCAATCGCAGGTGGTTCAGTGAACTGGATGTTATCAGAGAATGCAGTGAATGCGTTGTTACCACCTGGAGGTTGTAGGATACCATTCACGAAGATCATCATATGACCTGCAGGATCTGGGAAGTATGCAGTACCGTTTCCAGTAGTTAACTTGAAGTTCTGCTGAACACCATCAAATCCTCTGAAGAATCTCTTCACACGCCCGCGTAGAGTCTTAGCGACTGAACACGCTGCTCTGAATCCTGCATCACCAATGATCTGTGCATTCTTGAGGAATGTTCCAGAAGTGTCACCAAGGTGAATAATCAAGCGAAGACCAATTTGTTGAATCTTCTCGACCTTACCGTAGGCAGATGTTGTAGTCTGTGTAACGAGTGTGATACCAGAGGTGTAAACGCTTGGGAAGTTAGATCCAGGTGGGATCTTAGCAAGTTGATATGCTGCATCATTTGCGATCACGCTTAGATCATCACCGATAGAAACAAAGCGTCCAGTCTCATTTGCGAGGTAGATTTCGTTGTTATCAATGTCGTGCTCAGTGACCACGAAGGTGTGACCAACAGATTGTCCTGCGTTCTGGAGTTGTAACACATCACCAACGTTGAATGTGTCAGTAACTCCTGTGTCAGTAATCAATCCTGCGTATGTAAACTTAGTAATCTGAGTAGAATGAACGTACTCACCGAATCCTGGGAGGATTGTGAATGCTTCAACCTCGATAATCTGATCAGTAACAGAACCGTAGATAACATCGTTAGGTTCAAAGTTACCAACAACACTCTCAATGTCATAGGTAATTCTACCTGACTGGTTATCAATTAGAGCACCATCGTTATTTCTGACGATAAGAGCGTTTGCTTTACCACTGTCTTCCTTAGAATAGATGTTATCAGTAGCAATAAACTCACCTTGCTTGAAGTTGACGATCAATCTATCGTGGATTCCTGTGCCAACAAGACCAGTTGCACCTGAAGTTATACCCTCGATATTGTCTGTAGCAGTAAATGAACCACTGGTCATCTCTACTTTTATGTAAGTTGCGTTGTCAGTAGCGATAATCTTACCTTCATTACCTGTAGCACCTGTCTTAACAATCTGTTCACCCTGAAGGAATACCTCAGGAGCAGATGTAAGTGTGATAGGAAGGAATACAACCCTGTAATTGATAGCAGCAAGGTTGTCCTGAACACGGATAACTTCAGCGTATGCGTCAGATGTTGTACCGTAGAAGATGTCAGCAGGTTCTATACCACCAGATGTAGGTGTAGGAATGTCACGATCACCAAATGTTGTTGGGATACGCTCAATACCAGTGGTTCTGCTTACAGAGAATGTGTGGATCTCACCTGGGAGTCCTGGGGTCAGAGATGTAAGTTTGTGTCCATCAATGTACTCTGCCAAGAAGATTCTGTCCGAAGTAGTGTCTGGGTGGATGTAGTATTGTGACCTGTCAAGTTCCACAATATTTGTACCCAAGACAGTGTAATTAACTCTGTCATATGCCTCGAATGGATGATTTGGTTTGAATATTGAACCATCAGAATTCACATCAACACCAACATCGATTGCCTGCTTGATGAATACAGTTGGTAACTTGGATTCTGCAAGTGCAGTGTAAACCAAATGCCATAACTGTTCAATCTTATGGACAGCAGTCATTGTTGGACGAAGTTCTCTATCTTTGTAGAGAGGTTCCAAATTATAGGTTCCAGGTTCAGGAGCAGTTCCAGAAAGGATATGCTTAATCATATCCGTGGTTGCCTGAGCGTGGAAGATCAAATATGTTCTGAAGATGTTAGGGAATGCAATGAAGTTGCCCTCGGCATCAAACCAATTATTAATCAGTTCGACGGTTTTAGCATTACCATCAGTCAATAGGTCATAAATGTATGCCTTTCTTATATCATCACCGAATGAAATATCACCTGTATATCCAGAGTATTGGTTAACAGTTTTGTAATATGCCTCTCTATTGATGTAGAGATCATTCAGTGAAATGATACGTGATGCCTGACGATACATCTCAGGTGCTCTTCCAAGTGTATCCTCAAGAAGATCATAAAGAACGTTAGCAGCAGATGTCACGTTATAGCAGACACCACCACCAAATAGCAGGGTGTTGTTCTGTATAGGTGCGTTTCTACTAATACCTTGGTTAGTGAAGTAACTACCATTGCCTGCAGCAGCATCCTTGACAACACCGATAACGATGTCGAAGAGAGAACTGATAGTTGAGGATTCAACGTTACACTGACCAGATCCTGCCTGATCATATGTGATAGTCAGATCACGAACGGCAGCACGCTCACCTGTCAGTGGCCATTCGCCTGGCAGAGTTCTGGAGATGCCGTCGATGTAGTTTTGTGGGTTACTTGTACCACTATTGAACAGATCTATAGTGATTCCCATCAATGTTGTGATAGAAGATGCTTGAGTAGCACATCTTGTTGCTCCACCACCACCTGTGATCCAACTGATTGAGTTGGTTGTAGAACTGATGAATGTGTGATTGTAGTTACCACCACCCTGTACAGCATTAGATACAGCAGATACAAATGTATGTGGATATTGTTCGCTAGTAGGTGCAGGGTTAACGTTAACCTTAATTCTACCGTTCTTGAACTTGATTCCGTTCGCAACTGCACTGGTAAATGTGTGAGTGTAGTTACCGCCTGCAGAAATTGCATTTGGTGTGGCAGCGACAAATGTGTGTGTAGTTGTGTTGGTTGAAGGAGTTCTACCAGAGGCAAGAACGTTGACTGTGACTGTAGTTGCAGTAGCAGCAATAACTTCGAGAGGAACATCGTATGCTCTATCCTTCTTCCAAGTAACACCACTAGATGATGCTGAAATGAAGTTGTGAGCAGTAACGTTAGTTGAAGGAATACCGTCAGAAAGGAGAACCTGAACCTTGAAGGTATTAGCAGTTACGTTAGAGATTTCCAACCAAGATCCTGATGCAGGATCAGTGCTTCTTGGATATGTGTGATCAGTTGCATAGTTATCTTCAGCACATCTAAAGGTTAGAGAGTTATCAGCAATCTTGATTTGATCACCATTAGAGAACCCGTGCTGAGGAATGGTCAACGTCATAATACCAGTTGTGCCGTTGTAAGCAGCATCGGTAACAGTATGAGTTGTAGTTGTAGTTCTAGGATATGAGTGGTTGGTTGCGTTGTCGTCTTCCTCACAAGTAAAGGTGAGTGAGTTAGGTTGGATCTTAAGATGTGATCCAGTAACAAGACCGTGACCAGTACCCAGAGTCAGAACCATATTTCCTGTAATAGGATTGTAG